TGGTAACGATGCAGATAACTGGTTTATGGGAATTGATGGGGGTAACTCTGACTCTTTCTTTATTTCTGATGTTGTAAGTAGCAGTGACAGACTTGTTATAGATGGCAGTGGCAACGTTGGGATTTCAGATACCTCTCCAACTGTTTGGAGTTCAGTGCAGCCCTCTTTAAATTTAAGGGGTTCTAGTAGTTCATTTGCTGATAGAAGTGGTGCTTTAATATTTAAAAGTCAAAGCGGAACTTATCAAACAGTTTTGGACTTTGAAACGGGTAATGATTTAAGGTTTTTTCAAAGCTCCAACTCTGGCTCGTCTTGGACAGAGCGTTTGCGTCTTCAGTCAGGTGGGGGTATATCTTTTAACGGAGATACTGCTGCTGCAAATGCTCTTTCAGATTATGAAGAGGGAACTTGGACTCCTACGGCGCTTCAAGGAGCTTCTAGTATAAGTTTTAGTGCTGGTACACCAGTTTATGTTAAAATAGGTAGTTTGGTTCACATCCAAGTTTATGTTATTGGTACTTCTGGTGGAAACTCAGCCCAACTTTGGATTGGTGGATTGCCTTTTACACCTATAGGAAGTGCTTTAAATGCTGGTGCTGTAATGTATCAAAACATAAATCTTAATACAGGTAGAACTAATCTTGTTGCATATATTCCAAGTAACACAAGTCATATAAGATTATATCAAGGAGGTGATAATAATGCTTGGTATGGAACAACAGGAAGTGATGTCGGTAACTCCTTTAATGCAATAATTAGTATATCGTATCGCACATCACAATAACACCTTAGTTGGAAACAAAACATGGATTTACCCAAGGTTAATATATTAACCGCTGGCACGATGGCTATTGCCATAATCAGCGCTACTGGTGGGAGTATATGGTATGCCAGTTCACAAGCCTCGGTGATTCAAGGATTACAATCTGAAGTTGAAAAGCTCACTATTATCAACAACCAGGCCGATAAAACAAATCTCATTCGCGATGTACAGCAGAACCAAGAGAACATCGAAGAGCTGATAGATATCCTCGCAGAAGTTTATGAGGACATGGAAGATGCTGACAATGAGCTATGGACTGACATTGATACATTGCATGAAGAAAGTGCATCGATGGCACAACACATGATGCACATCGTGAAGCTGCAAGCTCGCATAGCTGTATTAGAAAAGACTGTGGAGTTCTCTAGAAAAGATGGAATGTAGATATGGATCCACTGACAATCCTTGCTGGTATCAAAACAGGATTAGCAGCTGGTAAATCTATAGCTGGACTAAGCAAACAGATCGGCCAGTTTTTTGATGCAACGGACGCAGCAAAAAAACAGCTACAGAAAAAAGGTGTTGCTGGGAAAAGTGTAAACTCAATAGCAATGGATCGCTTCGCTAAATTACGCCAGGCAGCAGAAGCTGAAGAGGAATTAAAAGAATTCATAACGCAGCGATATGGCAGAAGTAAGTACCTAGAACTCTTAAAAATTCGTAGGGAAGTATTAGCAGAAAAACGTGAGGCAGAAGCCCAAGCCCGTAGAGATGCAATCCAGCGCCAAGAATTAATGATTACTGTAGTCGGCATAGTTGTGCTACTGATTTTCACTTTTGTCGGAGCCTCTGCATATCTCCACTTTCAGGGGTGGATAAATCTCATGGATTTTTTTCCGTAATGTTGGATGCAGCTAATCGAAGTTAAATGGAACAGATGGCTAGTTTATCAAAACGGCAAAGTAATACTCCAAACATCTAACAAACTCGTAGCAATTAGGGTTATGAAAAATGAATGAACTTGTACCAGACAAGTTAGCCTATCAGGTTAACAAAAGGCGCATGGCTTGGAGTGCGCTTGGCATGATGATCTTAACTACCGTAGCAACGCTTGTAGATCCTAGCAGAATGGCAGAAGCAGAGTCTGTGTTGATGACACAATACATAGCGTTGTCAGGTTTGGTCGGCGCTTACTTTGCTCTTAGCGGTAAGTCAGGGAGCAAGTCCGAATGATTACGTTACTGGGTAGTCTGCTTGGCTTTGGCACATCGTTTTTGCCAGAGGTTCTAGGTTACTTCAGAGCTAACCAGGAACACAAACACTCGATGCAAAAGGCGCAGCTAGAATTGGATCTGATGGCCAAGCGCTCAGAGCTGAAGCTGCAAATCATGGACAAAGAAGCCGACATAAAAGAAGCGGAGGGATTGTATGAGCATGATAAAATTGACGCTGGTGGCTTCATCAACGCCCTCAGAGGTTCTGTTCGTCCTGTTATCACTTATTGCTTTTTTGCTCTTTTCGTTGCCATCAAAGTAGTGGCGTTGCTCGCCTTTATGGAAAACGGATCCGAGCTAGGCGATGCGCTTACGCTCATTTGGGATGACGCAACAGCTGGCCTGTTCGCTGCCATCATGTCGTTCTGGTTTGGCAACCGAGCCGTGTCTAAATACGTTAAAGGAAAAATCTAATGGAATTATGGCAATGGATTGCGTTGTTCAGTGCGGTGTCTCTGAACACGATAGTAAACTGTATTCGCCTGTTTTTAGAAGAAAAAGAACGGCGCGCCTGGTTACCTCAGAACAGGAATAAAAAATGAAACAAAATTTTGATCATTCATTAGAAATGCTGCTGCACCATGAAGGTGGTTTTGTAAATCATCCCAAGGATCCAGGCGGTGTAACGAACTTAGGTGTTACCAAAAAAGTTTATGAGAAGTGGGTCGGGCGTGAAGTTAGTGTTGATGAGATGAAGGCACTAACGCCAATCGATGTGGCTCCAATCTACAAAAAAAATTACTGGGATAAATTAAGAGCTGATGATCTACCAGCTGGGTTAGATTTTGCTGCGTTTGATTGGGGCGTCAACTCTGGTAACGGTAGGCCAGCCAAAGTCATTCAAAAATATATAGGTGCAACGCAAGATGGTGCTATTGGCCCGAAAAGCTTGACGTTAGTTGCTGAAAACGATCCCAGCAAAATCATTCAGTATCTCTACGAACAACGGCAAAAATTTTATGAAGGTCTAAAACATTTTAAAACTTTTGGTAAAGGCTGGACGCGCCGCAACCAAGAGACATTAAAAGCAGCAATGGAGATGGCAAATGAAACTTAGTCCAAAACAAAAAAAGATAGCAGCTGCTGCTGAACCTCGCGATCAAATTGATGGCAAAGATTTCGCAGCCTTACGACAAGCGCCCAAGAAAAAGCCGATGAAAAAGAAAAGCATCATGGGTATGGCTCGTGGCTAAGTCAGCTGCCTGGCAACGCAAGGAAGGTAAGAACCCAAAGGGTGGGTTAAACGCCAAGGGTAGGGCGTCTTACAAAAGGCAGACAGGTGGCACGTTAAAGGCTCCAGTAAAGAAGGGTGACAATCCTAGACGAGGATCTTTTCTCTCGCGCATGGGAGCCTCGAAGGGGCCAGACTACGACAGTAAAGGTAAGCCTACGCGCAAGCTATTATCACTGCGCGCCTGGGG